TGAGACTCCAATCAATCCTTTCGATCTTTGGAAGGGTGCTAACTTTAAGATCAAGATCCAGACCATTGGTGGATACTGGAACTATGATAAGAGTGAGTTTGACTCACCCTCTGTGTTAGGTGGATTGGAAGATGAAGCACTTGAAGCAGTCTGGAAGTCTCAGCATTCTCTTAAAGAGTTTACTGATCTTAAGAACTTCAAGTCCTATGAGGAGTTATCAGCACGTCTGAATATAGTTCTTAACAAGTCTGCAAGACCTGTAGTAAGATCTAATGAGGAAGATGAGCAACTAGCACCTCTTACTAGTCCAGTTGTTAAAGCGGACCCACCTACCCCCACTAAGTCAGGGTTTGGTGCTAAGATAGAAGAAATAAAAGAGGCAGGTGAATCACCAGACCTTTCTTATTTTGCCTCTCTAGCTAACGAAGACTAATGAAAAGACTACTGTTTGGACTCCCACTTCTACTATTTGCATCACCTGTAAGAGCAGAAGCATTAACTTGGAAGGAATTCTGGGAGCCCTTTCAGGAGTCTTATAGTTACGGTCACAGTCATGGGTCTCCCCATTGGCAAGACTGGCACTACGATCACCATCATCCTAGAAGAAGACCACATCGTAGAAGGTGTGAGGTTACGATTACTAAGAAGTATTGGGTACCAGGTCATTACCTAGGTCGCAGCAATACATGGATACCAGGTTATTATGAGCATCGTGATGTAATCGAGTGGGAAAGGTGCAGACGTTAAGTCCGTATATTATTTCGATTTTTGAACAAGCAAAACCCCCGAAAAAATCGGGGGTATTTTTTTGTCTGTAGGGTTTTTAGTATCCTCCACCGCTAGAACTTCCGTATTGGTTAGATGTAGTGCCACTATCTTGTACACCAGTTGTTGTAGTAGTAACTACAGTAGTACCATCCGATAATACGTCACCTGCACTAATAGTCGGATCTGAGGTATCAAACGTCCTAGACGAGTAATCTGCTTCAGACGCAAATTCGACAGAACTCGTTTGACCGATATTTGTGTTATAAGTCGGTTTAACGGTAATAAACTGCTCTTGGACAGTATCCTTAGATTTCTTAGATCCTTCAGTTGGGTCAGTTTCGCTATTTGGAAGATATCCGACTAAACTGGAGAATTCTTCAATAAACCCAGTTATGAAATCTTTCTTTAAAAGGTAAATATTGCGTTTATAGTCATTTTTCTGTGATTCGTGGTCATAGACAGAAATAGGTCTAACGGTCTCATCTTTAGGAATTAGAGTTCCGTCAGGTCTGGTATATGTGTAAGTTTCAGGTACAGTGCGATCTTCTTTAACAAGAATACGTCCTCTTGCATCTGTGATTCTCTGAGTTACCCAATGATGGATAGAATCAGCATCCTCTTCATACGTACTGTCAATATACCTTTCTAACTCATCTTCGGACATGGGCCACTCTTCATAGATATTGATGATATTATTGCAAAGTAGTATAACCCAGTCATATTGCATATTTCCATATACCTCTAAAGCAACCTGATCTGGTCTCTGGTTGTTTTTTACTGTATACTGCTGAAATCCTAATACTATATCTTCCAGATCTTCACGTATTTTGATTCTTCTAAAGATATTTTTAGCAACGGTGTAAGGATCTACGTTATTTTGACGATAACTAGATGTCCTTACATGTACATTTGGTAAATGGGTAAAATATGCCATTATGCTACGTTATTTGAATTGAATGGACCAAAGTCACCTAAGATTTCTTTTACCTGATCTAAGAAGCTCTGTTGCTCAGGAGTATACCCAGGATTTTCATTCTGGGCTTGCTGCTGCATTTCTGGAAGCTCTCCATAAGTTTGCTTTGTAAGGAATTCAGTCTCTTTGAATGATAGTGATAAGTTATATTTCAAAGCACCAAAGTCCATCTCTCTAGAACCTGCATATGAGGATCTTAAAGATGTATAGTCTGGCATTCCAACAGTAACATTAGTGCAAACCATTTTTGTTGGGAATTGCATTATTGCACTTAGAATACCACCAGCACCACCAGTTCCAGGGTTGGCAATCTCTTCTTTACCACCACCTTTGTCGATATATCTAACAGTTGATACTCGGAAGTATTCTGGTATTGTTAACCATTTGTTTCCACCACTAAGACCAGGTAATGACCAGTATCTAAATCTTTGAATAATATCATATATGGTTGTTGCATCAGCAGTACTCTTTGGTACTAATTCCCAATTCCATGAATGGTCTCTGAATGATCCCTGTCCTGAGTAGGTTGCTTCTGCATATGGGTTAAATATCTTCTTACCAATTATTGAGGTTAATTGCTCTCTACTAACTTGTGCATTACCACCAGTAGCACTAATAGCAGCATTAATTACTTTACTTGCTGCACCATAACCTATTTGTGGCATTGCAGAAGCTGCTGCATCTTTTATCTTCTGAGCAACACTATCAGTGTCTATCCCACCTGTTTCAGAATTAGCAGCTTCTGCTGCAATACCCACAAGTTCTTTACCTGCTGGACCTAGATTTACCTGACCCCAACCTTGATTATGTTTCTCATTTAGTTGCTTGGGTAAATATAGATATATTGTGTCTTTAAGTTGATTCTCTGCTTGAGTAAAGACTTCAAATTTTAGATAATCAATTACTTCAGTTGGAAAGGCAGCACCGTCTGTAATAGTTTCTCTACTACTTGAGGAATTGACTCCAATTGGTTTTGCCTGTGGAAAAACTAATACCATGAGTTATAAAGGAAAATTCAGACCATCAAACACACATAAGTACAAAGGTGATCATACCAATGTTATTTATAGAAGTTTGTGGGAAAAGAAGTTTATGCACTGGTGTGATAAGAATAACAATGTATTGGAGTGGGGAAGTGAAACGATTATTATTCCTTATAGGAGTCCCTTGGACAATAGGACTCACCGTTATTATCCTGATTTCTATGTCAGGGCAAAGACCAAGACTGGAGGAATATCAAAATCCATCGTTGAGATCAAACCAGCTGCACAGACTAAACCCCCTAAACGTAAATCGCAGAAGGCTCGGACCTTTATAACAGAAGTGAAGACTTGGAATGTAAATAGTGCTAAATGGAGAGCTGCAAGACAGTTTTGTGCACATAGGGGCATGCAATTTATCATACTGACCGAAAAACACTTAAATGTATGAGTATCTTCACAGACGTAAAAGACTTAGCAAATGGAAAGTCACAGTCTAAACAGTGGTATAGAGAGCAACTTCAGTATGGATTGGAGTCATATACTGGTGGATTTACTGTAGGTGATATTATATTCTTCAATTATTCAGCTCAGACACCAGATTTAAAGTGGTGGGATACCTTTCCTATGGTACTAATCACAGATGTAGATTACCAGAAGCTTCAATTCTCTGGTGGGAATATGCATTATTTACGTCCAAACTCTCGTAGGAGCATGGCAAATGCCTGGGCATCGGGGGGTATATCATATCCTATGCGTTGCCATCATAAATACTTTATGTCTAGTGTCACTAGTGCTTATAATGTACCTCAAGAAGAGATGCGAGAAATGACACCACTTCCAGTTGAGCAGTTTGTTATAAGACCAAAAGGTCTAGGTAGGGTAATGGAAGTCCCTAGCAGTATTATTTGGAGTAGACTCAAATGAGTGCTAATAGTTTTGACATTTTTAGGGATATGGTCCAGTCTGGGGTGGCAGAGCCCTCCAGATCGAATCTTTATGGTGTTAAATTATATCTTCCTACATGCGTACTTGCTAATGAGCAGTTTGTTAATAGGGATAGGAGATTTGCTAATAACGCATTTAATTATCTTGCAGATGCAGTTACGATACCTGGAAAAAGGGTATTAGATACACCAGTATCGCAAGCATGGCAAGGAGCAGCATATTCACATGCTAGATCTCAGCAACATGGTGATTTAGATATCACATTTGTTTCTGATAAGTACCAATTCCATCGTAGATTCTTTGAGCAATGGATGAATTGGGCAGCACCAGACATGGAGAATAGGTCTGGCATATATGAAGAGTATACTACTAACCTTGTAATAACAAAGTGGGAGATAGCATCTCCTGTTAATTGGGAAGGAGTTACGGATACAGCACAGTTGTATAGACAGAGACTTAATTCTGTAAATTCAGTTTGGCAATTCTTTGGAGCATGGCCCTATGACATGGGTGGAGCAACATATAATAATGGACCTACCAATTTAGTTAAGTTTAGCGTTAAGTTTAAGCACGAGAGATATAGGTTTGATGCTGTTGGTGATGGTGCAATGGGACCAAATGCACCAGATAGATATGTTAATGGTGCTACCAATGATTTAAGTGTTGTTGGAATTAGTGGTTCACAAGCAGATGCAGCTCAGTTTGGTGCCTAAATAGAAATATAATTATTAATTGTTATGCCTTTACCTAAGTTAGCCATACCTGAGTATGAAGCGACCCTGCCTGTCACAGGCACAAAAATATCATATAGACCATTTCTAGTTAAGGAAGAGAAACTACTCTACCTTGCTATGGAGTCGCAAGACAACAAGCAGATGGTCAAAGCAGTGAAGACTATAATCAAAAACTGTACCAATTTAAAGACTAAGGTTGAAACTCTCGCTACTTTCGAGATCGAATATATTTTCCTTAAGATCAGATCTGTTGCAGTTGGTGAGGTGAGTGAATTTAAAGTCACTTGTCCAGATGATGAGAAGACTGAGGTTACTGTCTCAGTACCACTTGGTCAAGTGGGTGTTAATGTTCCAGATGAGCATAATGCTAAGATCCAATTAGATGATAATGTTGGTATTGTGATGAAGTATCCTTCATTGGATGTCTTTATTCAGCAAAACCTTGCAGAAGATCCTGACATTGAAGATGTATTTGAATTAGCAGCAGGATGTATTGACCAAGTATTCGATACAGAAGAAGTATATGATACCTTTACTAAGAAGGAAGCATTAGATTTCCTTGAGGAATTAAATGCAGACCAGTTTGGTAAGATTCAGCAATTCTTTGAGACTATGCCTAAATTATCATACACATTAGAGGTAACTAACCCCAACACAAAGGTTAAGAGCGAAATGGTACTCGAGGGTCTAGCGGCTTTTTTCGAGTAGCGTTAATGCATGACAGTCTTGAGAATTACTACAAGACTAACTTTGCGTTAATGCAACACCACAAATACTCTTTGACCGAATTAGAGGATATGATACCGTGGGAACGTGATGTATACGTGAACCTTCTTATTGCTCACATTGCGGAGGAAGAAAGAAGGCAAAAAGCAGACGAAAGTAAAATGGCTCTCTGATGGCGATTAAGAGTTACGTTAAAATTAGACCTATCAAAGATGATGAGGCATTTTCTGGATCCTTTAATAGTATTCGGAAGGGCATCAATCGTACTGGTGTAACTGCTGATACCATAGGTAATAATTTAGTAGAGACTCATAAACTTATTAGATTTGAGAAGGAATGGTTAAGATCTAATACTCAGAAAGAAGTACAAGAGGATAAATCGGAAGAGAAACAAGACCTTAATGTATTCCAGAAATGGGCAAAAGGTTTTAAAGGCATGTTCAAGTTTGAGCAGAGGAATAAGAAAGAAGAGACGGCAGAAAAGAAACCAGCTAAGGAGAAACAAGAGAATCCTCTTAAAGCGAAGGTAGCAAAGACAGCTTTGTCATTCTTTGAGATGTTGAGTGGTTTCCTATCTCCTATATTTGACATCTTTGTTAAGATGGCACTCTTTAAATGGTTGAGTGATGGGGAGAACTCTAAGAAAGCTGCAAAAGTCTTTAAATTAATATTCACTATAGGTAAGTTTGCCTTCTCTATACTGGGGTTTGGTGTCAAAAATATTGCTGAGGGTATTACTAATATATTTGGTGCTGGTGGTCAGACAGGTATTGCTAAGGCATTTGCACCTATTACAGGGTTCTTCCAGTTAATTGCAGGTTTTGCTACACTTAGGTACCTATTAAATCCATTAAAACTATTCAGTGATGGTGTTAAGGTAAAGAATCTCTTTAGAGATACTTCCATGAAGGAGTTGGAATGGAAGAAACAAGAGCAATGGCGTAAGTTTGGTTATAAGGATACAGAGACAGGTAAGATATACACTGAGCAAGAATATAAGGCACAGAAGAAGTCAGTTGAGAGACAGCAGAAGAAATTAAGAGCACAGGGTAGAGATGATCAAGCGAGGAAGGTTGGTAATAAGTTTAATCAGAGAGTAAAGAATCCTACCAGACTACAATCTGGTAAGAATGCTGCTAAGGGTATTGGTAAGCAAGCGATTAAACCTGGAATGCAGAAAGGCATTGCAGTACTGGGTGGTGTCACTCGTATTGCATCAGGTATTGCTAGTGGTGAGGATGCTACTCAAGCAGTAGGTGCAGGTGTTGGACAGGCAGCAGGAGGAATGATAGGTGCTGCATTATTAACACCATTCCTAGGACCATTTGGACCTATAGTTGGTAATGCTTTAGGTGGATTCTTAGGTGAGTGGGTAGGTAAGACATTTTTACCAGTGATTAAACCTCTCTTTGAACCTATTAAGAAGTTCTTTGTAATGGCATGGGACTTAGTATCTGGTATTGCTAAAGAGACAGGTCTAACAGAGTATCTTGGTACCTTATTTGAGTTTATAGGTCAGATCGGTAAGATTATGTTTGATGTGGTAGGTTGGATTATGAAACCTATTACATGGTTATTAGGTGGTGTAATTAAAGTATTGGGAGGTATTATATCCTTCATTATTAAAGCTGCGAAGAATATATTTGCGTTTATGATTAATCCTATAGGATTTGCATGGAAAGTTATAAGACGTAAGGATCCTGGTGAGGATGTAAAACTGGAAGAGTTTGGTGATGGTGGTCAGATGGTGGTAACTAAGGGTAAACCCGCTAAGAAGATTGGGAAGTTACAGTCATTTGCAGGTGGTGGACCCACAAAGGTCACACTTACTAAGGAGGATATAGAGCCACCTTCATTTGTATACAGTCATCAGAGGTTTACTAGTAAGACTTCAGAACTTATTAAAAATGGTAAGTTAGTTGAGTTAAAGAAGGAGGAGGAGTTTTATGAGGTAATGGGATCCATTTATTATCACATCCTACTTAAGCACAATGATGATATTCTTGGTAAGTTGATTAGTATGAGGTTACTTAAACCACATCATACTATTAGAGATGTTGTTGAGGGTAATGCAGCTGACCATATTAAACCAGAGATACTATATCCTATCTTTAAAGGAAGTAAAGCACAGAAGTTGAGTGATGAAGAGGGTGATGAAAGGACAAAAGCATTCTATAAGAGACATAACCTTAAAATTGGTGAGTCATGGATGGCTGATAACTTTGCAAAGGGTGGTAAGGTAAAGGGTTTCTTCGCACCAGAAATGTCTAAAGGTGGTAAGGTAAAACCCATCTATCAGGTACCAAAAATGGAGATGGGTGGTGAGTTAGCAGATCATAATACTATCAAGATGAATCAAGAGAGACAGGAGGCGATGCATGCTAAGTTTGCTTACAAGCAGAAGTATGAAGCAGACTTAGAAGATGTCATAGCACCACCTAGGACAGTTATATTAAAGACCACTGTACCAGTAATAAATAATGTTGCTGTTGGTACTAAAACAAGGACAGTGAGCAAAGTACCAAGTCCAATGTTTACCTGTTAATAGATGGCAAAAGTAGCACCAAAAGTCGCAAAAGCAACCATGTATAAGATGATATCTTATAAGGGTGTTACTGGTGTTCAGTCGAAATATACACCTATCACTGCTGCTGCAAGATTGCCAAAGGTTGAGAATAGTGTAAATGGAGGACTTAGATCTATTGTTTCTGGTCTTAATGCATTAGGTGCTACTCTTAATACTATTGCTGCTAACACACAGGGTAACCTAGAGGCATGGCGTGACAATATTAGAGGTCAGGTAAAGAATGCTAATACATTACAGAAGCAAGAAGATAAAACCGAGAAGAAGGATAAAAAGAGAAAGTTATTTAAAGATAAACAGACAGAGAAGAGGAGGAAATTCCAGTTAAGGAGTACTAAGGAAGAGAAGTCGGAGAAGAAGAAGAATAAGAAGAAGATGGGTTTCGCTGAGAGAGGCATAGGAGCAGCGAAGAAAGTAGGTGGTGGTTTATTTGGTATGTTAGGGAATTTGTTTGGTCTGTTAATGGACGCAATCAAATTCAAAATATTTGAGTGGATAACACAGAATCCCAAGAAAGTCCTTAAGTTAGGACTGGTTTTAGCTTCAATAGGTAAGTTTGTATTTAATGTAGTGGGATTCCTAGGTGGAATGTCACTTGATGGTCTTGTATCATTCTTAGAGAATCCTATTAGTTTGAAAGGATTCTTTGGTATATTTAAGTTCCTCCTTGGTGCTGTACCTATATTCGCTGGAATGGTACTGCTTAAGAATCCTAAGTTGCTACTTGATGGTGCTCAGAAGGTAATAGGAGGTATAGTAGGAGGTCTTAAGAAACTATTTGGATTCCAGAGTAAGGATCAGAAGTTTAAAGAGTATAAGCTTAAGAAGTTAGGTGGAAAGAAGGGTAATTTCTTCTCATCTAAAGCAGGTAAGATTGCCACTGGACTAGGTGCTGGTTTCGCTGGATTTACAGCAGCAAAAGCTAGCGGTGCTAGTAATACTGAGGCAGTTGGTGCAGGTGCAGGTGCTGCTGGTGGTCAGGCAATTGGTGCTAAACTAGGTGAGATGACTGGTATCCCTGGTGCTGGTGCCATTGGTGGTATGGTCGGAGGTATGGCAGGTGGTAAGATCGGTCAAGCAGTTGGTGGTCTTATAGAACCTATCGTACAACCTATCAGTAAATTCTTTAAGATGATTGGTGATACCTTCGGTGGTATCGTGGCAGAGATAAAGGCACCACTAGAAGAATTCTTTAAGACACTGGGTGGATTCCTATCAGGTATATTGGAAGTGGTAGAACCACATATACCACTCATTAGTAAGATTATAGGAATTGGTTTCAAAACATTATTCCTACCACTATTCTTAGGAATGAAAGCTTTAACTGCTGTACTGAAACTCTTTACTGGTGGTAAGGATGGTAAGAAAGATGTAAAACCTGGTGGTGGAGGTGATGATCCTCTTAAGGGTGACAAGAAGGGTAATAAAAAAATAGTAACAAAAGAGAATGCAGTAGTTGAGAAGGGTAAAGTTACTTCGGGTAACATGTCCAATGATGATATTGTTGACTATAAGATAAAGAAACTGGAGAGAAGAAAGCATCCAGGAATGGAGAAATGGGAGGTTGAGAATATTGATCAGCAGATAGCAAACCTGGAGAAGAATAGAAAGACAGGTGGTGTTACTGTATCTGATGGAAGTGAACCTGATCCATTTGGTTTTGCAAAAGGTGGTTGGATTAAAGGTCCAATGTCAGGTTATCCAGTATCTTTAGATGGTAGGAGTACATCCTTTATTGGACATGGGACAGAGTATGTTGGTAGGAAGTCAGGTGGTAGAGCATTTGTAATACCATTTAATACTCCTGCTACTCAAAAGGATTCTTCTCTAACTGGTAGAAGATATGGTGAAGCTAAGAGAGGTGGTTATTCTTTACCAGGATATGCTAAGGGTGGTGCTGCTAAGTTAGTTAAACCTAAGAAGAATAAGGCATTCGGATGGTTGAAGAAGAAGTTTGATAAGTTACCTCAAGTAAGAGCAGCGAAGTGGTTAGGTAATAAGGTTGGCACTAAGATAGAGCAAGCACATAAGATGCTCGGTGCAAAGGATGATCAGGGTAGACCACAGGGTATAGCAAGGTGGTTAGCAGGTGCTGCTGATACTGCTACTGGTGGTGTATTTGATTTTGATAAGCGTGGTAGTATGCTTGATGGTGCTTCCAGATTAAAGGATAATGTAGGTCAGAAGTTAGAAGATGCAAAACAAAAGATGCAACAGCAGAGGTATGAGAAGTTGAAGAATTCTCTTCAAGATAGTGCATCTACTATAATGCTCGATCAAGGAGAATCTCCTATGTCTATGCCTGGTGGTGATATGACTACAGATAATCCTATTGTTATACCTGGTGAAGATCATCATGATGCTGATAAGTATATACAACCTAAGTATGGCATCATTGCCGAGTTTATGACAGATCCTGTGGAGTTTATGTAGATGTCACAAGTAGTAGAATACATTAATGATCTTAAGACTGCATGGGCAACCGTTAAGTATGGTATAAATGCTCCAGGTGGAGGAGGTACCTATAATGCTGATAATGCTAGGGACTTTGAAATTCAGAAGTTGCAGTTAGAAACAGCAGATGGTAAGAAAACATATGATATGACTGAGATGGTATTGGAATTCCAGTATCACGAATCTATTGAGTCTTCTTTTTTAAGGTGTGACATCAGTATCTTAGATGCTATTGATTGGAATCATAACCTTAAGGGTGGTGAGAAAGTTAATATTAAAATGGTAACTGGTACTGCTATTAGGACTGATCATCTGGAATGTGAATTGATGGTCTATAAGATTGGTAGTATATCTAAGACTGAGAGAGGACAGTTGTATATCTTACACTGTGTATCTCCTCAGATGTATCATGATGAAATGAATAAGGTATTTAAAGCGTTTGGACCAGGAGAAGGTGCTAAGGATGTAGAAAATATACCGAAGCATATCTGTGATGAGTATCTTAAGACTAAGGGCACTCAATTGGCAAACAAATATAATTTTGAGAATCATTCAAAATATACTTTTATATCAACTAACTGGAAACCTAGTGATGCTATTCATTTCTTGTCAGATAAGGTAACCAGATTGACTGGTAGTAAGTCTGGTAATAAACAGTCTGGATTCTTATTCTGGCAGAATAGGAATGGGTTTAATTTTAGATCTATTGACAGTATTGCTAAGGGTGAGGCAACTAGGAATGGTGTCTACACATACATCTATGTCCAAGGTGCTCAAGAAGGAGCAGATAAGAGGTATGCTATTGAAACATTAGTTTACCCTGATAAGGCAAATCATCTATCCAATATGAGGATGGGTACTTATAAGACATCTGCCATTGGCATATCATTAGCATCACAGAAGGATAGTTATGCACCTACATCTGGAGATAAGAAAGAGGCAGATGCAAATGCATCTGTAGATTCTGTCACCAGTGAGGGTGGTAAGGTATCAGGTACTGGACTATCACCTTCACCTAGTGGTACAATAAGTGATCTTAAGGTACTTACATGTAATGATGTGTTTGCCAAAGCAAATAAGGTAGTGGATGGTCCTGGAGGTAATCAGTCAACAATGCCATTTGAAGTGCCAGAGGCATTTGATATTGATAAGGCACAACCTACTAGGATGAAGATTAGGGCGTTACCTGGAATGAAGAATCAAACCAGTAAAGGTAACGTAAATAATGGATCAAATCCGAATATCGACACAATGGCAGTTGCACAATATGCAGCAGCGAGGTATAATCTATTCAAGGCTATTAAGTTAGATTTAACTGTCGCTGGTAATACTGCTCTAACAGCAGGTAACGTCATTGATGTTAAGATACCTTCTTCTCAAGAGGAGGGTAAGGATGTTAAGTTGGATAAGAGATTCAGTGGTAAGTATATTATTGCGGGACTCACACATATCTACAGAAAGGCAGGTATGACTACGAAATTATACCTTGTTAGAGACTCAATTCCCCGAAACTCATAGTCTATTATATAAATAATTACACACTCTACAGAGATAAAAATGACAACTATAGAGCAACACATACAGCATGAT